CTCATTAATTATGTACCGCTCTGGCCAACGTTCAGTGGTCGAGTGGATCCAACATCAACTCAACGAAGAGAACAATGGCTAAGAAAGGTAAATCCGCTCCAGCAAGGAATAATCCAGCTCCAGCAAGGAATAATCCTACACCAGCAAGGAATAATCCAGCTCCAGCTCCAGCAAGAGTACAGACTAATGCTGGGGTGAATCCAATGGGCAGTCCAAAGGCACCAACGCTAAGTCAAAATCTAAAGATTGCTGGCACTGGTGGTATTACTAAGCAAGAACTTAAGAATATCACCGAGGCAAGCGGCAAGTCAGGCGGTCAAGTTATCCAACGGCTTGATACGATTAACCAAAACCTTAAAGCTAAAGGCCAGACAGGCATCAACCTTAATTCTGGTGCTGCTAATATGCTTATTAAACAGGCAGGACCAGCTTATGGTACTACATTCCTTGGGATGAAACCTACATTTGGTACTGGTAGGATTGGTCAAACGCTAGAAAGTATGCGTGGAACTCGCGCAACCGGAGGGTATCAGAATCCTCAAAGTGGTTACGGTAGAGTGACTTCCGGTACGGCACCCAGTCTTATGATGGGTGGCACAGCTATCCGTCCTGGTGGTCGTGAAGTTGTACAAGGATTTGGTAAGCAGTTCCAAGGCACCATGCCAGTATCTAACACAGCTGCTGCTGGATCTACAATGCCTACTACAGCTCCCACAGAAGAAGCTCCAATGGAACCTATGTTCCCTGAACTTCCTGAACTTCCTGAAGAAGAGGAGCAACCGGACATCAACATTAACATGGATTCACTGGGCGCTAACTTGGCTAACTGGGCATCTGGATTCAAGACTGCACGTAGTAGTCGTCAACGTGCTGGCCGTGGAGCACAAGGTCTAGCTTCACAACGAGTAGCGCCTTCTGGTACTTGGCGTTACAGTGTATAACAAAACAACATTAAAGTAAATGTCAGCTAAAACAAGATACGATTATCTAAGTAAGTATCGTTCCACGTTTCTAGACACAGCTGTACAGTGCTCTCAGTTGACACTACCTACTCTTATCCAACAGGATGATGATGTAGGACGGTCAACTAACCTTCGGTTGATTACACCATGGCAAAGTGTTGGTGCAAAGGGTGTGGTGACACTAGCATCTAAATTGATGTTAGCCCTCCTACCTCCTCAAACCAGCTTCTTTAAGCTACAGATCGATGATTCAAAGATCGGTGTAGATCTTCCAGCAGAGGCACGATCAGACCTTGATATCTCATTCGCTAAGATGGAAAGGTCTGTCATGGAAATCATTGCAGCATCTAGTGATCGCGTTACCGTACACCAAGCTCTCAAGCATCTGGTGGTTGGCGGTAATGCGTTGATCTACATGGGTCCTAAGGGACTGAAACTGTATCCATTGAACAGGTATGTCGTAGATAGAGATGGCAACGGTGATGTCTTAGAGATCGTCACACGAGAACGTATTAGCCGTAAACTACTGGCACCTATGATTAATGTCAGTCTTCCTGTTAACTCACCTGGTGAGGACGGAGCTGATAATGAAGAGGATGTAGATGTTTACACACATGTAAGACGTGATAACAATCGTCTTGTGTGGCACCAGGAAGTATTCGATAAGATCATTCCTGGCTCTCAGGGTAAAGCACCATTGGATGCCAACCCTTGGTTAGTCCTTAGGTTTAACGTCGTAGATGGTGAAGCCTTTGGACGTGGTAGAGTGGAGGAGTTCCTTGGTGATCTTCGTTCACTTGAAGCTCTTATGCAAGCTCTCGTAGAGGGCTCTGCAGTGGCCGCTAAGGTGGTCTTTACCGTATCCCCGTCTAGTACTACCAAGCCGCAGACACTCTCTGCTGCGGGGAACGGAGCCATCATTCAGGGGCGTCCCGATGATATTAGTGTAGTGCAGGTTGGCAAGACAGCCGACTTCAAGACTGCTATGGAGATGGCTAGTGTACTAGAACGTCGCCTTAGTGAAGCATTCCTAATCCTCAATGTAAGGAACAGTGAACGCACTACTGCTGAGGAAGTACGCATGACTCAGATGGAACTAGAGCAACAACTCGGTGGCCTATTCTCACTGCTCACTGTTGAGTTTCTAGTGCCTTACCTGAATCGTAAGCTCTCTGTACTTCAGAAGAACCAAGAGATCCCACGTATTCCTAAAGATCTTGTACGTCCTACTATTGTTGCTGGTATCAATGCACTTGGTAGAGGACAGGATAGGGAGTCACTGACTCAGTTCTTCACTGTTATTGCTCAGACACTTGGACCTGAAACACTTGGTACATACCTTAATGTAGACGAGGCAGTTAAACGCCTTGCTGCTGCTCAAGGTATTGATGTGCTGAATCTTGTTAAGTCCATGAGTCAAGTTCAACAAGAACAAGCTCAGGCACAAGATCAAGCCATGCAAATGGAGCAACTCAAGCAAGCACCTAACATGGCTAAAGCTCCACTGATGGATCCTACAAAGAATCCTGAACTATTAAATGGTTTAAATGGACAAACAAACACCAACGAGATCCCAGAGATCGAACAAGAAGCAAACATCCCCGGAGGCAGTCCCTTCGGTTGACACAGTTGATGATCAAACCAATCAAGAAAACGCTCCTTACATGAAGCGTACTAAGGTTGGTGAACCCACCATCGGTCGTTCCCCCGATTTTGTCAAGACAATAGGTCTTGGAAATCTAACCGTTATCACAGCAAATGGCAAACGAAATTACACTTAATCCGTATGAACAAGCAGAGGGTGAGTTCTCTGCTGAAGAGCTTGATTCTCTGGCAGTTGGTGAGCGTCTAGCTGAAGAGGAAAGCCAGCTGTTGGCTGGTAAGTACAAGTCAGCAGAGGAGCTAGAGCGTGGCTACCTTGAGCTACAGAAGCGCCTTAGTGGTAAAGAGGAGCCTGAGGTAGAAGCACAAGAAGAGCCTCAAGAGGAAGCACCTACAGAGGATGAGGTAGATCTCTATGATACGATCATGGAGTCCTATCGTACTGGTGAATGGGATCCTGGGGTTGTTAATCAAGTCGAGGGCATGAATCCTGTTGATGTTGCTAACATGTTCCTTGAGAAAGGTGGAGCACAACAGCAGGTACCACAAGCTACAGAGGCTGACATCGAACAGATCCAACAAGCAGTTGGTGGTTCTGATGAATACCAGAACATGATCCAATGGGCAGGTCAGAACCTATCTGAACAAGAGGTAGCTATGTATGATGCAGTGATGGATCGTGGTGATCCTCTTGCTATGTTCTTCGCTGCCCAAGCACTTAATGCACGTTACCAAGACTCTGTTGGTTACGACGGTGAGATGCTTACTGGTAATGCACCACGCAATACTGGTGATGCCTTCCGTTCTCAAGCTGAACTGGTAGCAGCAATGAGTGACCCTCGCTACGATAAGGATCCAGCATATCGTGCTGATGTAGCAGATAAACTGGAACGCTCCAACATTAATTTTTGATGAACGACACTAACATCTTCGCTAAAGAACCCACCATGTACACTGACGAATCCTACACTGTGCCTCATAATGAGCGTGCTGAACTCCTCAACGGTCGCCTTGCTATGCTTGGTTTCGTGGCTGCTATTGGCGCTTATATCGTAACTGGTCAAATTATCCCTGGAGTATTCTAATGCCTAAAGTCGGAAATAAAGAGTACCCTTATACTCCTGCTGGTAAAGCAGCAGCTAAGAAGGCAGCCGCTAAAACCGGTAAGCCTGTTAAAATGAAGCCCTCTAAGAAGGGTTACTGATCGATAGAGGCTTAGCCCCTAGCGAGTAGTGCTGAGCCTCTCAAATGAGTAGATGGAAATATAAATGTTCCTTGCTATCTTATTATGATTCCTCTTCTAACTACTCTGTCGGTGATTACCTCTTGGTATGGTCCTGGTTTCCATGGTAACCTTACTGCGAGTGGATCTAGGTACAATCAAAACGGCCTTACTGCAGCGCACAAGACACTCCCCTTTGGCACACGTTTACGTGCTTGCTTTAAGAGGTGTGCCGTGGTGACGGTCAACGATCGTGGTCCCTACATTCATGGTAGGAGCCTTGATCTCAGTAAAGGTGCGGCTGATGCTATCGGTCTCACTGCCTCTGGAGTTGGGCGAGTTAAAGTAACACGTCTTAACTAACTTCATGACTACTGCTATTGCAGCCCCTCAGTCCCGGATTAATCCCTGGGACTCTTACTTGAACTGGGTAACCAGTACAAACAATCGTCTTTATATCGGCCACTTTGGAGTCCTCATGATTCCAACACTGTTGGCCGCTGCTACATGTTTTATCATTGCATTCATCGCGGCTCCCCCTGTCGATATTGATGGCATCCGAGAGCCCGTTGCTGGGAGTTT